CTCTGAACTTTTGCTGCTGCTCTAGCGGGAGCGCCCGCCGCCCAAGACGCTTCATCTATATCACGCTGTGTTTGTTGAGATTCGTTAAACTCAGCAGTTTCAGCAATTTTTGTTTTTAAGTTTACAGTATGTTGCAAATGAGCCATCAATCCAACTCCACTACTACATAACTTCCGCTCATGTTTGAGCCGTCTGTCAACGTCACTTGTATCGCATCTATATCGGCGTCTGGTGAGTAAACACCTTGACGCTGACCGATGCCATTACGAATAAACATTGGAGAACTATCTTCCGCATCATTGTGCCACATATCCCATAAAAGAATGTTCCACAGTTGAGCGGTTGGATTAGGTAATCTTACATGAATCCAAGCATCCGAACTATCACCAGTCGGATATGGTGCACCATGTGTATTTATGCTGCTTTGACCCGAACCACTATTAAAAACTTCAGGATTAGTAGAACCACTACCTAATTGATTACGAACATAATCGTAATCAGTTGACCCAGAATCATATGAACTTCCATTATCGCCAGATGTTCTAAATTGAACATTCCCACTCCCAGAATCACGATGAAAGTTGAAAAAATAAAATTCTGTATATTTAGTGATACCTGTAACAGCGAAAGCGGCCACGCCACTAAAAGTTCCGCTTGCTTTTACTCCCCAAGCACCACCACCAGCGGCAGCTACAGAAGCCCAAGTTGAACCGTCTGAGGTTAGTACATTACCACTACTACCGGGAGCAATTGCCTGTAGTGCAGAAGTACCATTTCCCAGCAACGCTGAATTGGCCGTTAAAGTAGTAGCTCCTGTACCACCGTTAGCTACTGGCATAGTTCCTGTAACATTAGAAGTTAAGTTACAGTAAGTAGTAGAAGTACTTCCTGTACCACCTCCAGCTATTGGTAACGTAGCAAAGGATAAGGCAGCACTACCATTTGTTATGATAGGCTGATTAGCACTACCATCAGCGTCTGGAAAAATAAGTGTCCCATCTCCTAACGCTACTTTGCCAGTTCCCGCCCCTGTGATAGAAATATTAGTATTATCACTTTTGGTTGTTAGAGTATCTGCTTTAAGTGTTGACATTGCTTTTTCTTTCCTTTATCAAATAATTACTAATGTACCATCAACTTGAAGCGTAACCCCAGCAGCTACGGAAAGTGGTCCAGTTGCACTGGCATTTTCTGTAGCAGCAATAGTTACATCGGCATCTAAGGCTAATTCATTAATACGGAAAATATCACCAGCCGAAGACCCGACTGTTCCATTATCTCCCTTAAAATAACCTCCTCCACCTGTAGCCCAAGATAAAGCTCCTGAACCATCAGTAATAAGACTTTGATTTTCATCCCCATCAGCATTAGGTAAAGTCCAAGTAATATTACTGGCTATAGTGCCATCTCCCTGAAACGCTACATAGTGTGATGAGTCAGCATCACCAAATCTTAAATCTCCTTGTGCTTTAAGAAGTATATTCGTATCTACATTCAGTGAAGCAATAGAGGCTACTGTTACTACAGTTAACTGATTAACCGTAAAGGAAGCAACAGAAGTAGATGCTGAAGGTAAATTAGTTAAATTAGAACCATCTCCAGTAAAATAACCAGCTGAAACAGTACCACTAAATTCTGCAGCTACACCAGAAACTTTCGTTGTAAAACTTCCTGTAACAGCTACTAAATCTGTTGTACTTATTCCTGTACTAAAACTACCACTAGCACCATCTATATCTCCAGTGACATTGCCAGTTAAAGCTCCATCAAAGGTAGCTGCACTAACAGTTCCGCTAAATTCTCCAGCTACACCAGAAACTTTAGTAGTAAAACTACCTGTATCCGCTACAAAGTCAGTGACAGACATATTAGAAGATATTTGAGCAGACGTAAGAACTGCATAACCACCACTAACATTGGTAGCAGTTTCCGCTGATGCTATTACACCTGTAAGATTGGAACCATCTCCATAATAAGTATTTGCACTAACAGCTCCTAAGAATGTACCACTACTGGCAGAAACTCTTGTAAAAATTCCTTGTCCTGCTAAATTTAACTGGTTAGCATTGACAGTAACAGCCACTCCCAATAACTGGAATGTACCATTAATATTAAGAGTATCATCAGATAATTGTAATGGTGAATCCGTACCATCTCCACTTTCGATAACCCGAACTGTCGAATCAAGACCATCATTCGTAGAAACAGCAACTTTAAGAAGCTGTTTATAAGTATTGGATATTAATTTGCCTGTAAAATCGGTCATGCGTTATTCCAACTTGAAAATGTATTTTCCCATTTAGTAACAGCAGTATTCCAGTAAACTGTTCTACCACCTGTATCCGGTCTTGGATTTCTAATATTCGGGTTATCCCGCACATCAGGTATTTTATTCAATGGACTATTCTTTAAATCAAATGCTCCATCAAAATCAGTAGGACATACCAACATACCATAACTATTTAAACGCATCACTCTATGTGGATAGACAAACCCACATGTATCACACATTGCTAATGCATTTTTATTACTAGCCATTTAGACATATCCTAGTCTGGGCAACAAGAACAAACTTGCCCTTTGTCTGTCTTCTGTAAAGGCTCTTCCTAGTACTTCTTCATAGTTTTGTTTCAACATAACAATTCTATTCGGGTCTACACCGGGACGCTTCATTGACATGTAATAGGCCAATCCACAAGTAAGAGGAGGAAGAAATCTCTTGGGAACATCAGCATTCTGTATAGCCGATTTATCCACATCTTCCAACGCACTGATAGTTTCCAGTTTTATGAGGTCAGTGGAATTCTCTGGAATAGGCCAAAGTGAGATAGAAATATTGTCCCGGTCTCTCTTGATAGAATACTGGCTGGCTCGTCCGGTCTGGCCCTTACGTGGAATGAGGAGATATTCTTCATAAGTTATACGTGTGGGGGCTAAATCTATATCATCACGATTAATCACCACTTCCATAACATCCAGTACGGGGTCACTTAATGTATAACTTGTTACACTGGAAGAAACAGTAACTGCTGTCGTTGCTGTAGTCCAGAGAAGTATTCCACGATTTTGCCAATCCTTGAGCATAAGATTAATGGAACGTCGTGCAGAAGCAGGCTCGTGACCAAGAAGTTGCTCACCGCCTATCATTTCTGAAGCTTCCTGTATAACTTCGTCTATGTCCAGATTAAAGTTAAATGTACCTGAAACAGCCATTATCTACGCTTCTTTCGTTTTTTACGTTTAGCACGAGCAGTATCCCGTGCATTTTCCAGAGCAATTGCAACCGCCTGCTTCTGAGGATAACCTTCCTCTAACAGTTTCTTGATATTAGCACTTATAGTCTTCTGAGAAGAACCTTTTTGAAGAGGCATTCTCAGTCTTTATACTCGTAGATTTTACCGGGTTCGTAATCAACAATAACATCAGTTTCTGGACCGACTACGGATGGTCCTTCACGAGCAGCACCGAAGCCCTGCCCGGTAGGTTTACCAGTTCCAGCAATCAGTGCTTCCTTATATTCCTTATAGCCTTCCTTGGTATAAGGATATATGGTATTTCCATAAATAGGCATTAGACTCTCCCTCCAGCTTTATAGCCTTGCATTATTTTACCACCAGATTTACGAGAAGCAGTACCGCCCTTCTTGCGCTTTACAGAACCACCCTTCTTCTTATCATATTTACGTGGAACAACACCACCAATCTTTTCATACGTTTTTAGAACATCTTCATCCTTACCCATCAAATCATAAAAATCTTCTAAACTCATTTTAAGTTTTTTTGCTGCTGCACTATCAGACATTTCCGACCATTCTCTTGAACTTCTTTTACCAGCCATGATTAATCTCCTAGACTCTTCCGCCAGCCTTATAGCCCACCATGATTTTACCACCGCTCTTGTGGGAAGCAGTACCGCCCTTCTTGCGCTTTACTGAACCACCCTTCTTTGCCATTGTACGCGCACCAGAATAAGGACCACGACCAAGAGCACGTTCCATACCTTCACTCTCAGCTCTACGAGCTGCAAGATTTCCGGTAACACCACGATTACGAGCACCTAGAGATTCGTCCAGACGTGCATTATAACCTTGTGTCAGACCGCCAACCTGTTTCTTGACAGTACCACCAGCCTTACGCTTTACACTACCGCCCTTTTTAGTAAACCTGCGGCGTTCCCTTTCAGGTAAAACACCAGCCCTAGTTTCTTCAGCAGGAGACAATCCCACACGACTCATTGGAAAACCACCAACCTGTTTTTTAATTGTCCCACCTGATTTCTTACTCTTAGCCATAATCTTTATCTCCTCTAAATGGTTCCACCTTTTTTGTAACCTCTACCAAAGCCTCTTAATGCAGCTCCCGTTCCCAATGCTCCACCCTTTTTAGCTTGAGTGGCAGGGGTTTGTTTAGCAGCTCTATCTTTTTCTCGCTGCTTACCTTTTCTTATTGTTGCCTTTGTTTCAGAAGCAGGAGTAAAATACTTTTCCCGCCAATCCCTAAAAGCGGGTTCATCCCACCCAAGTTGCTCCTTTAGTGATGGGGAGAAATACCAACTAGGTGAAGACTTGGCAGTTCTGGATTTACGAGCACCAGTATAAAGTTTGTTTCTAGCCTTTATACCCTTACCTGACTTATTTATCTTAGTAGGAAAGTCCATACCAGCACCTGTTGCTGGAGATTTTTTTGCTCGTGATGCTATTCCACCTGTTTGCTTCTTGACAGTTCCACCAGACTTTTTACTTTTACGGGGTACAGGAGTATCAGGAACATCCATACCAGCCCCTGTCTTGGGCTTTTTGCGATACTTTCTAGTTTCTAATGTGTATTCAATATCACCGGGATGAACTCCCATGCCTATTAATTTTTTACGTTCAGCTGCAGACATTGCTTGCTTACGAGAAGTAGAAAGTTCTTCTATTTTTACAGAAGCATCTTTCTTCTTCTTCTTTTTAAGACGCATCTTTTGAGGATTATAGGGACCGGGAGTACCTTCCATAGGAGCTTCTTCCCAATCTTTTCTCATTCTTTCAATATCTTGGACTGAAGTTCCCTTAGTAGTTTTATGACCAACCCCACCAGTCATACGCTTAATAGTAGTGGATGTCCCTAAACCTGTTTTAACTTTCCTATACTTTCTTTTATCAGTAGGTTTAATATCAGTAGGAAAGTCCATACCTCCAGTCTCTAATGCTCTGCGTATTCTTTTTTTCTTTTCAAACGCTACTTTTTGTGCTGGTGTTTTATTTTTCCAATCAGTTTTGTCTTTTCGCGGATAGGGCATACCTTTTTTATCAGCCATTAGCTTTGTCCTTCCATAGCTAGGCGAACTCTTTCACGTACCAAACCACCATGAGCAGCTTTAGCTCTACCTTTACGGGAAAGTGCAGCAAATTTCTTTTTACCATATTTCTTTCGCCCAATCCATGCAGCCAGAGCAGCACTACCTGTCTTCTTCTTTAGTGCTTTAAATCTCTTTCCGCTCCCTAATTTTGGTTTGCTTCCCTTGGACATCTGGATTTCCTTTCCTATACTCGCTCTGGTAATGGTCATCTTGTTTTTCCTTTGCTGAACTAAATACTAAAGGTATACCTTTTCCCCAATATAATACCATTCCTTTATATTCATATTGTGGTTTTCTTAAATAAAGACTCACTAACTACTTCCCTGAACCAATGTATCCGCACTGCCAGCAGGACTTGCAGCCTGTGCCATATCATCCTGACGGGTTCTACGTGCCTGATTACGCAGGCCATCAATAGCTGTTGTATATTCTGACTGCCACATCGCAATAGTATCAAAACTTTTCGTAAAAAAGGAAGCCTCTATCATCGACGCATAGAATAAAGCATCGTAACAGAAGTCACTGAAATAATTATTGGGAGCAGCAGAACTTAAAGTAGTTGGACGGGATACATAATAAACTTCACCATCATGCACAGATGCTGGTGTTGGCGCAATAACAATCTGGGTATTGGTACGCATACCATAATAGCGCGGCTCTCCTATGGAGGAACTCACATAGGGCCAATAATCATTAATAAATTCTACAGTTCTTGGTAAAAGATTTATCTTGGAACCGCCAGTCGTAATACTAAAATTCCGCACAATACGAGTACCGGACGGAAGAGAGACAAACGGATTCGATGTGGAAACAGCCACAGACGAAAATGAATTCAATCCAACATCATCCAGTTCCCTGATAAGCCTGTTTTCAGCTTTATTGACAAGCTTTGGAATCTGGTCAAGAAACTCAGTTGAATCGTCTTCTGCTGTATTCTTGATATCTGTTACCAGATAGGTATAGTCAGCCATTTAACTACCCATAAAATATAGTTGCAACAGCCGAAGAGGAAGGAGCGGAAACTCTTACTACCCCTCTCATTCTTGGCCCATAATCTCCCAGATAAATATCTGCACCAGCAACCGCCTTAAATTTAATTCCTACACCTGCAGACGCACTGGCACCGCCTTTAGCTACTTGCTGCTTGTCACCAGATATTACATATTCACCAGCAACATCGGTATAAAGAGCAAAAATACGAGTGGTCGCACTTAAAGCATCATCTGCATTCAAAGTTGTGGAAGTTGTAATATCCACTAAAGGACCACTTCCGGTTCCACCACCATCTACCATTGCAGTTTTAATATTTGTCGGCATATTAATTTTCCTCTACATAAAGGGAAAATCGGAGGAGACCGAAATCTCCCCCGACTTTACTCATTAGGACGAACCTGCGTTTCCTAAGTAACCACGCCAGTCAGACCAGCCGAAGCTGAACCGCTCACGAGCCTTGAACCGGAGATTACCAGTATCAAAGTCAGGTTCCATTTTAGTTTGTAATGGAACACGATTAAACATCTTAGCTCCATTTGGTACATTAGTCTTCATGAACCAAGCGTTGGTATCCGTAAACCTACGATTGATATGCGAACCCTGCGGCAACATACTCATGCTGCGAATGGAGTTCACATCATTCCAACCGGATGGAGTTACAAGACTTTGATTCGTTGCAACTATTCCAGCGGAAGGAACGAGAGTCGAATTAAGTACCGAATTCGCTACTGCCCAGTTATCTGGTGCAATATGAATAGACGACCCAGCGCCACCAACAAGAATGCCACGGTCATCCTTAATCTTCTGTGCTGTCGTGATAGCAGTTTCTATACCACTATACGAAAGGTCAGCACCAGTAAGAGTATTGGATTGATTTCCGTCACCAATTGTTGGATGTGCAGCACTGAAAAGAGGTACACCATCGCCGCCATGATAAACGGCTAAGTCAGTGAACCCATTATTGAAGATGTCTGCACCTTTAACCTGCTTGGTGTTAGCCATTGCGCGAGCAAGGGCTTTGGCACGAAGCTTGGCAAACGTGTCATACAGATTATCTTCCATCGCCTCTTCAGTAACAGCAAACGCCAATGCAACAGTTTCGTTGGTATAACGTGCAACGTAACTCTCGCGAGCGTTGTCATAACTGACGGCAGCGCCTTCACCTTTAACCGGAGCTGTTCCGAAACCTGTGAAGAGTACTTCCTCTTCAAAAGCACGGTCAGAGTTTTCAACCTCAAACAGCACCCGATGTTCATTATCTACATCCCCGTACTCCAAACCGAATACGGCGTTAAGACCGGGGAGTAGTTCTTTGGCAATACTAGCTCTATTAATAGCCATGATTTACACTCCCCGTTTACTGTGTAATAACAGTAGTTGTAGCAGTCAGCATATCTACGTGATGGATAAGACGTACTTCCACAACCGGGAAGGCACGTTGAGCGGAAACAGTAATATCGTTCCCCGGCTCATCCAACACACTGATAGGCCGTACATCGAGAATCAAATCATCTCTCGACGCTGCCTTGATACCGAAACCGGATTGACCAGTAACGGTTGAACCGGACCCCACCGTAATACCGAAGTTTGACGAGTTAATATCCCCGGCAGATAGTGTCGCATCAGCCTGAATGTAGTACGTGGAC